GCGTGACCCGCAACATCGAACAGCGCTCGCTGTTGCAGCGAGAGGTGGATGACGCGCTTGCCGAAGTGGCCGATCGCATCGAAAAACTTCGCGACTCTTATAGATCGGGCGACCAGGATCCTGCGCCCGACGAAGAAGGTCCCGGCTGACGAGTGGGCGCGCATCAACCGTGTTTTCCCGCTGTCGTCCGGACGGCCGGGACCCAAGGACCCGGCCGTGACGCCGTACGTGATCCCGTTTGTCCGAGCGTTCGACGACCCCCTCTACAACACGGTCGTGCTCGTCTCAGGAGGACAGAGCGGCAAGACGGAAAGCGTCATCGACGTGATCCTGTCGCGGCTCGATCAGCGCCCGGTCCCGATCATCTATGCCGGTCCCGACCGGAACTTCGTCACCGACCAGTTCGAGCCGCGGTTCGACGATGCGCTGAACCGGTCAACGAGTCTGGCTGCCAAGCTGGCGCGCGGCAAAAAGAACAAGAAGACCCGCAAGATCGTCTCGGGCGTGTCGGTGCGTCTGGCCTGGGCGGGCTCAGCCAACCAGCTGAAGTCCGATCCCGCCGGGCTTGCCATTGTCGACGAGCGGGACGGCATGTCCAAGAACGTCAAGGGTGAGGGCGATCCGGTCCGGTTGCTGGAGGTTCGCGGCGATACCCATGCCGACTTCACCCTCGGCGTGACCTCGACCCCGACCGTCGGAGCGGTCGAGATTGAGACGGATGACGGGACCGGCCTGGAATTCTGGAAGGTCGTCGACAAGGACGACATGGCGGGGCTGGACAGTCCGATCTGGAAGCTTTGGCAGCGCGGGACCAGGTATCACTGGGCCTGGCCGTGCCCGCACTGCGGCGACTACTTCATTCCGCGGTTCGACTGCCTGGTCATACCCAAGGTCGATATCACGCCCAAGGGCGGCAAGGAGCGGATCGAGCGGGACGCTACGCCGATCGAGGCGCGCCGGCTCGCTCACCTGCAATGCCCTCGTTGTGGCGGTGTTATCGAGGAGAAGCACAAGTTCGAAATGAACGCTGGCGGTGTCTACGTGGCGCCAGGCCAGCGTATTGAGGCCGGCAGTGTTATCGGCGACCCGCCCGAGAGCACGACCGTCAGCTTCTGGGTGTCTGGGCTGGCATCGCCGTTCGTCTCATTCGGCGAGCGTGCCGGCCGCTATGTCGAGGCGCTGAACTCCGGCGACCATGAGGAGGTGCAGACCGTAATCAACGGCGGTTTTGGAGAATTGTGGGCGCCGGCCGGCGGCGATGCGCCCGAATGGGCCGATGTCGCCCGGCTTCGATTGCCCTATCGCTCCCGCGATCTTCCAGTGGGCGTGCTGCTGCTCACCGCCGGCATTGATGTCCAGAAGAACCGACTGGTGTATGTCGTCAGGGGTTTTGGTGTCCGCCAGGAAAGCTGGCTGATCGAGCAGAACGAACTCTGGGGCGAGACCGAGCACCAGGACGTCTGGATCGATCTTGCCGAGATGCTGGCGCGGCCGATCGGCGACCTGATGATCCGCCGCGCCTTCATCGATTCCGGCTTTCGCCCGGGCAAGAAGGATGAGGTGCCGGAACATCGGGTCTACGAGTTCTGCCGGCGTCACGCTCGAGTCGCCTATGCCGTCAAAGGCTTCGATCACCGTGACCAGCCGCTCTCGGTTAAGCGGATCGATGTGACGCCGAGAGGCAAGGCAGCCAAATACGGGCTCGACCTCGTTCGCCTCGACAGCGACTTCTTCAAATCCTGGGTGCATGAGCGGGTGCGCTGGCCGGACGACCAGCCCGGCGGCTGGCATCTGCCGCAAGATACGACGGAGGCCTACTGCCGCCAGATCGTCTCGGAAGGCCGCGTTAAGAAGCCTTCGGGCGGCTACGTCTGGGTGCAGCGCTCGCGCGAGAACCACTATTTGGATTGCGAAGCTTTGGCTTATGCCGCGGCTTACATGCTCGGCGTGCAGCGAATAGCCGATTCCGCGCAGCGTCCGAGATCCGAACCGAAAGCCAGGCCGGCCGAGACACCGGGCACTGACGCGCCCAAGGCGACCACCAGCATCGCCGCGATGGCGCGGCTCAACATGGGGCGCTGATGGCGACTGCGGCAGAATTGGCGGTGTGGCGGCAGCAGCTGGCCGAGGCAGAAGCCGCGCTGCATTCAATACTGGTGCAGGGAAGCATCGCGCGGATGCGGCACGGCGATAAGAGCATGGAATGGAATGCGCAGAACGTCGGCGACCTGCGCGCCTATATCGCTGAGCTCAAAGGGAAGCTCGGTCAGAATGGTCGGGGCTTTGCGCGCCGGGTGATTTTCTAATTGCGCTAGCGCTCCGGAAACTTCCGGTTTCGGGGCACAGCGCACATGGCTTGACCTGCTGTCCGTTCGAACCAGTCGCGATTGACCCGTTGCGGACTTAGACGGCCTGTATCTAAATCTCAGCGGCCAGCTTTGAAAAAGTCAGTGTTGATCTGGAACATCGGAGCCACTGCGGTGATGCCCTTGTGTTGCCATTGCTGCCACACCCTATCTCGCCCTGGACCAGGCGGCATAATCCTCGCATGGTTGCGCATGGCTTCGGGCGTCATAGGCGGTATCGCGCTATAAAGACATAGATCGTACTGCAGGCGCAATTTGGCGACGATTTCATCGAGGGCAATCTGAAATCCGCTTGCAGGCAAAGGGGTGCGCCCATGACAAACCTTAGCCAGCCAGCCACCATCATCAGAGCGAAGCACAAGAATGATGAGCCCACCCGGATCACCGATTTCGCCAATGATTAAATTGTACAACTCTTCGGCCGTTACCTTCGATTTGCTCATCTTGATTTCCGCGAGAGCGGCATACCTGCCCAAATAAACGTAATCCAGTCAAGATGCACTTGAGACGAGTGAAGAAGCTAGGGAAAGGTACCGTCGCAGCCCTTTCGCAGCGACTTCTGCTCCTGGCACCTTTGCGAAATTGTGCTGCAACGCAAGACCCGGTCGCTATCGGGGGATGGCAGACATCAGGCAGGCCGTATTCGTCAAGTTTGGTTTTTGGTGCGCGCTAGGCGTGGGATCAAAATGACCCCGTTCAATTCGGCTGAAGCTGTCGACTAGCATGACTGGCCTCCTCGGCCCCGACGGCCGGCCCGTGAAAATCCCAAGCCCGCCCCGCTCGACGGCGCGCATGCTGGCGGCGGGCTACTCCGGCGCCTCGGTCACCGATCCGGATCTGGCGCAATGGCGCCCGCCGTTGTGGTCGGCGCAGACGGCGCTATCGCCAGACCGGCCGGTGCTGACGGCGCGCATCCACGATCTCGCCCGCAATGATGGCTGGGCCTCTGGTGGGGTGACGCGTCAGGTCGACGCGGTGGTCGGCGCCGGCTGGCGGCTGTCGTCGAAGCCGAATGCGCGCTCGCTGAAGATCGATCCGGATGTGGCCTCGGATCTGGCCTCGGATATCGAGGCGGCTTGGAAGGATTTTGCCGAGGACCCGGATTGCTGGTGCGACGCGGAGCGCAGGCTGAGCATGGGGGGATTGCTGGCGCTCGCCTTCCGTCATCGCCTGATGGACGGCGAGGCGCTGGCCGCAATCCTCTGGCTGCCGCGCGGCGGGCAATTTGCCACATCGGTCCAGGTGGTCGATCCGGATCGGCTGTCGAACCCCTACAATGGTGTCGACACCTATTGGCGGCGCCAGGGCATCGAGATCGGCGAGCACGGCGAGCCCTTGGCCTATTTCATCAGGCGATCCCATCCCGGGGATCAGAACGTTTTCAACCCGATGTTCTGGACCTGGGAGCGGATTCCCCGGGAGACCAGCTTTGGACGCCGCATGGTCGTGCATGCCTTCGAGCCCGGGCGCGCCGGTCAGTATCGGGGGGTCTCGATCCTGGCGCCGATCGTCAAGCGGCTTCGCATGCTCGGCCGCTATGATGAGGCCGAACTGCAGGCCGCGGTTCTCAACGCGGTCATGGCGGCCTTCGTTGAGAGCCCGTTCGACCACGACCAATTTGCCTCCGCGCTGGGTGGCGGCGAAGAACTGTCGGCCTACCAACAGCAGCGGCTCGACTACTACCAGGCTGCCCCGATCAATGTCGGCGGCGCCAAGATCGCTTTCACCTTTCCGGGCGAGAAGGTCACGCTGACAAAGCCCAATCACCCCAACAGCGTGTTCGAGGCCTTCGAGCGGGCAAGCCTGCGCAATATCGCCTCGGCCATGGGCATGACCTATGAGCAGCTGTCGATGGACTGGGGCCAGGTGAACTATTCGTCGGCGCGCGCGGCGTTGTTGGAAGTCTGGCGCGGCTTTGCCGCCCGCAAAGATCACTTCGCTCAGCAGTTTATGGCGCCGATTTACGCGGCCTGGCTGGAAGAGGCGATCGACCGCGGGACCATCAATCTGCCGAAGGGCGCACCGGAGTTTGCAGAAGCCAAGGCCGCCTATTGCGCAGCGCGATGGATCGGGCCCGGCCGGGGCTGGGTCGATCCGCATAAGGAGGCGACGGCTGCCACGGAACGCATGTCGGCGGGCCTCTCGACGTTGGAGCGCGAATGCGCCGAACAGGGCGAGGATTATCTTGAGACCATCCAGCAGCGGGCGCGTGAGCGCAAGGAAATGATGGCACTCGGGCTCGATCCAGACCTGATGACAGATCGTAAGGCTGTTCCGTCCAATGATGCCGAACAGGACCAACCGACCAAACGGGCCACAACGCCGGCATGATCCTTCGTCCCGAACTAGCGGCGCGTGTCTTCAACACACCGCTCCTGATGCATGCGGGCAAACTCGATGCCGTCCTCGCTGGTATCGGAGGGCGGATTGTCGAGGGCGGTATCGTCTTGGACGATGCTGCAGAACCCATCGATCATAAGGCGTTCGAGAATGGCCGCCCGTCGGCCGGCCGTATCGCCGACCGTACAGGCCGACGGTTCGACGCTAGCGGCTCGCCCGTGTTCGACATGATCGACGGCGTCGCGCTGATCCCGATCGAAGGCACGCTGGTCCACAAGGGGGCCTTCGTCGGCGCGGTGTCGGGGCGGACGTCCTACGAAGGCCTGCAGGCGCAGGTGCTGCGTGCCATCCGCAGTCCAGCCGTCAAGGCCGCGGCCTTCGAGGTCGACAGCTTTGGTGGCGAACTCGCAGGCAGCTTCGAGACGGCCGACTTGATCGCCCGGCTTTCCGCCGTCAAACCGACGCTGGCGATCCTGACCGATCATGCGCTGTCGGCGGGATACCTTCTGGCTTCAGCGGCCCGGCAGATCATCATGCCGGAGCATGGCCGCGCCGGCTCGATCGGCGTCGTGACGCTGCATACCGATTGGTCGGCGGCGCTGGAACGGCAGGGGGTCAAGGTCACGGTGCTGCGCGCAGGCGCCCACAAGATGGCCGGCAATCCCTTTGAGACGCTGGGTGATGATGTCGCACAGCGGATGATCGGAGATCTCGAAGCGGCGCGGCAGTCATTTGCCGGGCGGATCGGACGCTACCGCGGCACGAGGTTCAGCGCCGAAGCCGCGCTGGCAACCGAGGCCAGGGATTACCGAGGCGGTGATGCTGTCGCGCTTGGCCTTGCCGATGCCACCGGCCATGCGCTGGAGGCCTTTGACGGCTTTGTTGCCGCCATCAACCGAGGCCGGACCGGCCTAACTTAAGGAGATCGTCATGCGAGAGGTGATCCTCGCGGCTGCCGGTGAAGCGGCGGCCGAGTGCAACCCTGTTTCTGTCCGCCAGGCTGCAAGCGAATCCGGAGCGGACATTGCCGTCCAGATAAGGGAAGCGCGCTCTGCGGGTCTCGCTGAAGGAATCCGACAGGGCAGTATGCAGGAGCGCGAGCGGGTCAAGTCGATCCTGATGGGCGAGAACGCCAAGGGAAGAGAGGCTCTCGCCCAGTACTTCGCCTTCGAGACAGATTTTGCAGCTGACGTCGCGCTAGGGGCGTTGTCCAAATCGCCGGCCGCGAAAGGCAGCCTCGACCAGATCATGGCCAATGAGATCAAGCCGAGGCTCGGGGCCGGCGGCGAGCGGGCATCGGCCGAGCCGCCGCGTATGATCAGCACCGAAGACGTCTACGCCCGCCGTCGTGCCGCGGTCACGGCAGCGTCCAGGCAATAGGTCAACCACCCGAAATTTCCAGAGATCAACGCGGCATCGGCGATGCCGTGAACAGGAGAGCTGTATGACCGTGCTCCACGAAAACCCGCATGACGGCAATTTCATCCTCTCGGAAGACGACGAGGGACGGCTGTCGCGCGACAACATCGGCATCGCCTCGGGTGCTGGCGCACTCCTGCCGGGGACCGTGCTCGGCAGGATCGCTGCCAGCGGCAAGTTCGTGCCGTCGCCGCTGGCCGCCAGCGACGGTTCGGAGATCGCGGTCGCCATCTTGATCGGACGCGTTGAGGCGGTGAATGCAGACGCCGCGGCCGTCGGGGTCATGCGGCATGCGGAGGTTAATCGATCCGGTCTCCTCTACGACCACACGGTCGACGACGACGCCAAGAAGGCCGCCAAGTGGGACCAACTGCGCGCCGCCGGCATCGTGGTTCGCTGACCGCGCTACCCAAAAACAGGAGAGAAATCCTCATGGAAGCCATCCTCGACGTCTTCAGCGGCGACGCCTTCAGCTTCGTCACGCTGACCGACGCGATCAACAAACTCCCCTTCGTCCCCGGGCGCCTCGGTTCGCTCGGCCTCTTCACCGAGGCGCCGGTGCCCACCACCTCGATCGCGCTGGAAGAGCAGGCCGGCATCCTGACCTTGGTCAACCCGACTCCGCGCGGCGGCCCGGGCGAGACCCGGCCCAAGCCGCTGCGCCGGGCGCGGATCCTGAAGGTCCCGCACTATCAGCTCGACGACAATGTGCTAGCCGAAGAAGTCCAGAATGTCCGCGAGTTCGGGCCGCAGATGCAGCCGCGCTCGGTCGAAACCTATCTGTCGGGCCGGATGGAGATGTTCACCGCCCAGCTCGACGTCACCACCGAATTCCAGCGGGTCGGCGCCATCAAGGGCCTGATTGTCGATCGCGACGGCAACACCATCTACGACCTCTATTCGGAATTTGGCGTGACGGCGGTGGCGCCCATCAATTTTGCCCTGGGAAATGCCAACACGGCGGTCCGCAAGAAATGCAGCCAGCTGGTGCGGACGATGTCGCAGACCCTGGGCGGCGTGGCCTTCTCCAGCGTCTACGCCCTCTGCGGGGATGCGTTCTGGGACGACCTGATTGAACACCCCGAAGTGCGCGACACCTACCGCTACCAGGAGGGCGTCCGGCTGCGCGAGGGTGTGGTGTTCTCGACGCTCAAATATGGCGGCGTCACCTTTGAGAACTACCGTGGCTGGATTGGCGGCGGCACCGACGCCGGCGACACCGTAACGCCGTTCGTCGATCCCAATGAGGCGCATTTCTTTCCGCTCGGGACGCCCAACCTCTTCAAGACGTTCTTTTCGCCTGCGGACTATATCGAAACCGTCAATACGCTGGGCTTGCCGCGATATGCAAAGGCCATTCCGTCAGACAATGGCAAGTCAGTCCGGCTGGAAATGCAGACCAATCCGCTATCGCTGTGCCTGCGTCCGCGCGCCC